TTACTTGTTCTATGAATTGTTTGAAAGTTTTCATCGGCAGTTCCACCTCTTACGTGCTTTACAGATTGCTTTATCTGGAGTTTTAGTGCAATCGATATTATGCATATCTTTCTGCCCTTTAGATCTGGCACAGAATGAAGTGCGACGTTTTGCTCTTTTTCCAGTTGGTTTCTTTTCAGTTACTGCAGTTTGTAGTTTTGAACCTGGGTTCTCACGCTTGTAAGCATTAACTGCTTTCTGACTCATACCATCGGTTTTATCACCTTTATTAACTTTCTGCCAATCTTCTACAAACTGACCGAAAGTTTTAGCACCTTCTTTTACACAACGATTATAAGTCTTACCAAAGAGTTTTTGAGTTCCTACTTTTTTATAACCTTTCCAGCACTTTTTCGCTTCATCAATTTCTTTTTTACCACTCTCAGGACCTTGTGCATTAGGTCTTCCTTTCTTTTTGGTTGCAACAGGTGAACCTTTTTTAAAATCGGAAGGATATGTTACTTCATCGAGCATTCTGCTTCCAATACCATCAGTTGCCTGAAGTGGTTCTGGTTTGATAACATCAATAAAATCAAATCTCATTTCTTTGAAATCATCTCTCCAATTAGAGAAGTCATACCCTTCTTTCTTAGTCTTATTACCCCAATTCTTAGCACCAACCTTACGACACTTAACTAGTGCTCCAGATGCATATGCACTTGGCCAAACAGAATAACGTGACTTGACCTTATGGTAGCAAGCATCTTTCTTACCCTCATCAACCATATCACCTTGCGGTTCATATGAATTTGCGAGGGGTGGTTGTCCCACAAGACGATCTAGAAGTTTCTTACCTTCTCCTGTTCCAATTTTTTTCTTTAATAACTTATCTGAAGCAATATCTCTTTTAGCATCACGATATGCATTTAAATCTGGAACGTTACCTTGTTCACTAACCATTTTTGCTGCACCTTTTCTATTTGGATTTGGATCTTCTCTGCGTTTTTTCGCTGCTCTTCTTTCTCTCTCGTCCTTACTCATTGATGCACGATCATCAGCGTCACGACAGAAAGGTTTTGTTTTTTGACCTGGTTGTTTGGCGCAAGGTTTCCCATCATATTTACCTCCCGCCTGAACCCATCCCCCGCCTTTGAACCAATCGCGAAGAGAGTAACCTTTAGATTTTGCGGATTTACCATCACGTTTTTCTGCAATAGTTTCCTCATTAGTTACATAATCTGCAGCGGTATCAATATAATCTGCTGCTTTGGTGATTTTTGATTGAACCCATGCTTTGAGTTCACCCTCACCTTTTTTACCCATCTTCTTTTCAAGGCGAGAAGCAGCATTCTTGATAGTTTTAAGTTCGGAACGAGCCATAGAATACTCGTGATCTTTCTTTTCTTCGTTCACTTTCTTTCTACCCCTACAGTGTGCTCGTTGAGAGAATCCTTTTGGATTATTGCAATCGATGGATTTTTTATATTTTGCACTCCACGCTTCTGATACTCCTCCGCCATTAGAGCCCCCATTAGACTCCCCATTCCCATTTCCATTGCCATTCGCACCATTTCCATTGCCATTCTTTTTCGTCTCCTCTTCCTTTTCTTCCTCTTTTTCGCGGCGAAGCCATCCACCCAGACCCACGCGATATCCTAGTGGAATCTTTTTACACTTTTTATCTTTATAGCAGTAATAATAACCCTGCTTACACTTTTTCATTATTAGTGTCTGAGTTACTATTATTTAGAAAACCTTGCTTTAGTAGTTTTTGAAGATCTGATGTTGATCCAACAAATAATGCATTGTTTGTAACATTATTGGTTGTTTTTGTTCCTGAATCTTCTTCAAGATCTTTTACTTTTTTCTGAAGATCTACTAACTTATCTGTTGTATCCGCAACACTTTTAATAAGTTGACCAGCAACTTCATATGCTCTAGGACTTCCACCTTCGCCGGCAAGTTCCATGATACCGTTAATTGCTTCTTGACCTTTTTCTATTAATGAATACAAGTTTGCTCTCGTGTATTCATAATCTTTTGTGAGATCTTGAGTACCCTTATCAGGAACCTTCAGTTCAGCAGGTTGCCCCTCTGTTTTAACGATCTCACACTTAGTGTTAAGAGCATCATCGATAGAATCAAATTTGTCAGACATAAATTAAAGGTCAATTTTTCTGGTTGGACTAAAATCTGCTCCACTCTCAAAGAAATCAAGATTTTCGTTGAATCCAAAGTCATCCCCTGGTGCAACAAGAGCATCATCAGCAGTACTAAGAACATTAAGTTTTGATCCCTTACGATGTTCTGCTGCAATTGTTGCACTGTGTGCTCTCTTAACAGTTATAGAGGTGCTAGTTAACTTAGTTACCTTCATAATTTCGCTATCAATAATAACTCTGTTATTAACCGCAATACCAGAGGTATCATTCAATTCAATTACAGTTTCTGTAAGATCAATGGATTCGGTTGTTAATGCACCAGTATCATCATCATAATCTTTTCTTGCCTGTGGGGTAGCAGTATATCTAACCTGCCTCTTTGCTTGCTTCCTATCAGTCTTAGTGTAGTAATCAACTTGGACCTTACGGATAATTCCATCCGTGCTATCTGCGATAGGACCGAATAGATATGTTTTTGCTGTAAATTGTAACGTGTAAATTAAAGCTCTACGAGTAGAGAAATCACCTTCATAATCATCTTGAAATGATATGTTGTCAAGAACAACTGGAATATCTCTTTTTTCACCAATTGAATCTACTAACTCAACAGTAATATTAAATGATGGTTGAAAATATGGTAAAATTTGCTCTATAATTTGTAGAGCATCATCGTTTAATTTTGTAAGAATATTTAATTCAAATCCAAGGTTATATGGAACAGGCATATAAACCTTTTTTATTCTGCTATTATCGTCTACTGCTTTAAAAGTTTGAGTTACAGAAACTTTCCTTGTAGGATCATATGAAATACTATTCATTTCAAAAGACATTCTTGGCAATGTAATTTGAACTGCTCTGTTTAAATCTGCCTGCTGTTCCAATCTTGCCAAGAACTTTTGAGCAGGACCATATGCTAGTGGAACCTTGATTTCACTCTCAACATTTCCATCTGCATCATCATGTTTCACGTAAATTTGATTAAACAGTGTTCCAAAAGAAACGACTGTTTTTCTAATTATTTCGTGATAGAAATAGGTGCCTAACATTAATAATTACCAAAAGGATTCGATTCTGTGAAGTCAACTATGAGATCTGCCTCAGTCTCAATAGAATCGTTGTCAGTATATTTATCATAGGTATCATCATTGGTATATAAGTCAACTGCAAAAGTTGCAGAAGATGCTGCACCAACAATTAATTCACCATTTGTAAATGTTCCATCAACATATGAAATTTTGAGTGTTTTGGTTGAGGGAATCCACTCTTTAACTCTTGCCGTAGTTCCAGAACTAGATCCCGTAATAACTTCATTAAACTGGAATGTACCAATTCCTGAGATTGCTGGTGGATCTGCAACGGTAATTGTTGGATTTGCTGTATAACCAATACCAGGATTAATAATTCTTACTGCAGTAAGAATATTTCCAGAGGAAACTTCTGCCCTTGCGGTTGCTCGTACTCCAGTTTTATTAGACTCCTCATTAGAAATAGTGACAGTTACTGGAGCATCATAACCGCTTCCACCACTAACAATGGTTAAATCAGTTACAGTGCCACCTGCACCAATCGTTGCAGTTGCAGTTGCTGTGTTTATACCAGAAGATGGAGTTGAGAATGTAACTGTTGGGGCAGTACTATATCCTGTTCCTGGATTAGTTAAAGTGAGTGATGTAATAACACCATTAGTGGTAGAAGCTGTTGCAACAGCACCAACATTTGGATGAGCAACTGTAATTGTAGGGACTGTAGGATATCCAGAACCACCATCAACTAAAGCGATAGAAACAACACCTCTTTCAGTAGGTTCGATTAAAGCAGTTGCTGCAGCACCGACACCACCACCGCCATAAATTGTTATTTCTGGAGCAGAAGTATATCCAAATCCAGCGTTTGTTAATAAAATTTCTTTTATTGAATGAACACCAGCAACTGATGTTGTTATCGCAACTGCTGTTGCAGTACCACCAGAAACAGGTGAGTCATCAAACTGAACAATTGGTGTAGATGTATAACCACTTCCATCATTGTTTAAAAATAACTGTCTTACATAACCACTATTAGTAACAGCAGATACGCTCGCTGTTTCACCAATACCGATAAGTTTCAATGTTGTGATATATCCTTCATCCTGAATTTGAGTATCAATTTCGTTAATTGACGTATCAATAACTTCATCTTCATATTCGAATAGTTCACACTTGAGTTGATAAACGTAGTTTTTACCTAACTGATAGAAAGGATCTTCGTGCTCTACAAATTTAACTTCAAATAATCTTTGTCCTAGAGGAAAATAAATTAAGTCACCTTCTCTTGGTCTACTAGAAACAATAATTTCATCATCACTTTCTCCCTCAATAAACATTGCGATGAAATCATCAAATCTTTCTTTTGATATCGTAATTGTCAACTCATCTCTGAGTGACATACCAAATTTAGTTAAAATATCCCCAGCACCAGAATGTCCCTCATATGTATTGACATATGCCTCAATAGTATAATTATCATCAAATTTGGAAGTTTCAACTTCATTTAATATAGTATCTCTATTGACTATCTTTCTTGGAATGTAGGTAACATCAACCCCATACATTCTAAGTTGCTCATTAATTAGTTCTTGAACAAGTCTTTGTTCAGACTGAGAACCTTGTAGAAAAAAGGGGTTTAACATTATCCAATAAGATCGAGAGGTGGTAATTCATGCTCAAGCATCATTGTCTGCTTGAGTTGTTCTATTTCTCTTTCAGCATCCTCATAAATTTCTCTACCGTTCAATTCAATGCCACCTGGTAATTTAACTCCTCTAAATTTAATTAGATTCTGACCCCATTGGCGTTTAATGAGTGATGTTAGATATTTCTTAACGAAACTATCATTATATACTTGAGTAAATGATGCTGGATCGAGTGCTCTATAACAATCAATAACTAAAAAGTCTCCAGCATTTTGAGCATTCCAGTCAATATCAAGATACATTCTATCTTGACGCTTATTGAATCTTATTTGTTTATCGGTAGTTAATAAAAAATCAATATCTTCCAAATAACTCTTCGTCATTGCATATTGTAGCAATTCTACGGAGTTAAAGTAATATAGATCGTTTAAAAATAATTGGTATTTGATACTGAACATCCCACCAGAGATACTGCTCGTATCAAATTTAAATACTTTTTCAATTCCAATAACTGAATCTGGAACTTGAATAAAATTAGAATTTTCGTAAAAACTTGATGTGAAAGATCCAGAACCACTATCTACAGAAGTTGCTGTTGTAGTTACAATTCCAACTCCGTTTGTTCCGCTTGCCTTTCCTCTATCAATATCTGCCTGCTGTATCTCATACTTGAGGAACATCCTCTCCACACCATCAAAATGGCGCTCATTAAAGTATTGAATGGCATCATCAACTAAATCATCAATCTGATCATCATCAACGTTTATCTCTAGGACAGGAGCACCTAGACGCCTTAAACAGTAATCAATTAATCCTTGACGTGTTGATGGTTTTGCCATTATTCTTCAACCTCTGAGTTCTGATAATCATCATCTTTTGTTGGAGGTTTTGATTTAGATTTTATAGTTACTGGTTCTGGTTTTTTTAATTCTAAAAGTTGAGCCAGTAATTTATTTTTCTCATCTTCAAACTCTTGTGTTAGTGTTTGAATTTTTGCCTCCAACAAAACGTTTTGATTTGTTAGTGATGCTAATTTTTTATTATAAAGAGTCACTAACACATTAATATCTACTTCACTGTTCATAATCTCTAGAAGGTTCCTCCGTCAATGGTTGTAGTCCAAGTTGGTTTACTAGTGTATGTAGTAGCAACGTTGGTTGGGTTTTCGGCAACACTAGTTCCGTCAGCAACAATATCGTTGGTGGTATCAAAAGTTCCCTGAACACCAATTAGAGTAACACTATTTGATGAAGAAGTTGTAGTCTTCACCATACCATATGCTGCACTGTTATTTTGCTGGGTAATTTGTGCTCCAGCAGTCAAACTAGCATTACCACTCAAGGTCAAAACAATTTCAGTAACCGCAGTAAGAATTTGGGTCGAAGTTACTGTTGTATCAGCATCACCTGGTTGATTTGTAGATCTTTGTAGACCTTGATTATCAAAGTATACAATACCATTGGTATCAAAATCACCAGATTGATAATAGATACCTTTAACATCTAAGAAACCTTTAGTTCCAGATACAACGCTATTCGAAATAGTCGCATCTGGAATATAAGTCCATCTTCTACTATCATCAGCATGTGTTCCATGGTTTAGAGCACCTGCCGAACTTGCAGCAATAGAACTATCATCTAAACCAAAGAATCCAGTTTTATTGTTGTTAGTTCCACTACTAGTATTATAATCAAAAGAAATACCACGATCGGTATTAGTATCAAATCCATGTGTTACGGTAACCTGTGTGGTTGTATTAATACCAGCAGTTGCCGTTCCACCAAAAGTAACAACCTTATTTGCAATATCAATAGCAGAAACTGTTGCAATACCAGAAGCACTAATACCTGTGACACTCAAGGTATCTCCAGTATTAATACCAACAACAGAATCTAATCTAACAGTACTAACACCAGAATTAACTGTCGTCATGACAGTTCTAGCACTAGTTACATCACCTAGATTAAAAATAGATTCGTTTACAGTAACCGCACTCGAATTAACAGTGGTGGTAGTACCATCAACTTGAAGGTCACCTTTAACAATTACTGTTCCCTCATTGCTTAATCCATCGGGATATGGATCGATGTATAGTTCATTTCCACCACCAGCTCTAGTAGAAATAACGTTAGATGAAATACCAACGTTATCAACTATAAACTGACTACCAGTTGGTAGGTTATATGATACATTAACATTATAAACCCACGGAGCACCTGTTACCTGAACAGAATCCGTACCATTCTCATCGTATTCGATTTTAGCATCTTTGCTGTCACCGAAAGTTAGGAACTGATCATCTGGGATTACAACTTCACCAGTTCCATTTGTTCTAACAATTATATCACCATCAGTATCGTTAGATGAAAGAGTATTTCCATCTAAAGTTAAATTATCTACGCTCCACTGATCAACTCTTGGTAAGCGAGTAATCGCTCCAGTTCCGCCAGGATTACCACTGTTTTCTGTGAGGAGAACAGGAACAAAACCATTTGCTGGTGTTGTTGGGTTATCTTGCCCTGCAACTAATCCAGGTGCAATACTTAAAAGGTCGGTATAGTAGCGTCCACCGATTAATTGTGGATTTTGAGAGTTGTCTCCAGCAAATAATCTTCCGCCCCTATTACCATGTGTTCCATTTCCAATAGTTATTGCTAACTCACCATAATTTAGAGTACTTGGCGCAGAAGTACCAGTAGATCTTTTAACTCTAATGATACTAGCCATTAGAATGAACCTCCATTAATATCTAAATTCTGTGTAGTTCCTGGTGTTAATTCTAATGTTGCATCAAATTTATTTGTAGCGGCATTATATACAAGAACCATTCCGTTCTGTAATCCACCACTTACATTTACATCACTCAGACCAGAAAGAGTTCCCGACGTTTCTCCAGCAATTGAAGAAACAACCTTGATTGCATTTTGCTGACCTACTCTTACTTTTATATCTGGCATACCAATTGGTAATTTTCAGGATCTAAAATATATTTATACGCCTTCAAATCCGAGTTTAGATACAACTTCCTGTTGCTTCAGAAATAACTTCATTGATGACTTAAGCATACTTTTTAGTTCATTAATATCATTGCATTCATCAATCTGCCTTGCTTGTTTTTCAAACTCAAACATTTTAGCCATTGAATCCAAAGAAATTTCGTTATGATCGGGCATTGATTAACTCCATAAGTAGATTTTTGATTTCATGAACGTCTTTTTTTAATTCACTGATTTCATCTTTTTGTTTTTGACGCTCACTCTTCATTCTAATATACTGATTATATTCTTTTGTGTCGTAATTAACAATAGCACCAGAATCATCACGAAATAGATTTGTACCTTCAACGCGCTTCATATTTATACCAGAGCAATTGCTCTCAGATCACGGAATTTAGTTGAATATGCTTCATTGGTTCCAGACATTACAATCTTAATAGCAAATCCTGTAAATTGTGGTAGATTATCTGCAGTAAATTCATACTCAAGATATTCACCATCTTCACTTGCTCTCACACGTACATCTGATGTTCCATCAGTATTGAATAACTCATATGTTTGATCAATTTCACTGGAATCGGATCTAGTTAATTTATAGAGAACTCTAAAATCACTAGAAGAATTTCTATACGCAGTAAGAATGACTTTCAACGACTCTGCAGGTTGTTGTAAGTTAACTGTATTTGAAAGATATGCAGAAGCATGTGGATCTTCAGAAACAGAATGAATTCTGAGATCATTTTCATAATTAGAAACAGGATTGTTTAGTCTATTTCTACCAAATACAAATGTTGCTGCATCTCGCAAATCAATAACTGGTGATATACTATTATTAGTAGTTTCCATTCTCACACCAAGTGTAAGGGATTTACTTCTTGGTAATGTGGATAATCTTTCAGTTTCATTTACTCTAGAACAAACAATTCTTGGTGATGAAAGTTCATTAACTCTGTTCAAGGCAACACTTTCATACCCTAAATCTTGGAAAGAACTTTCATTTCCACCAACACTTGTTCCAGAAACTGTTCTTAATGTTGATGATACACTTGTTCCTTCTGGATTAATAACATTAAAGTATGGAAGCACTTCATTAAACTGAATATTTTGAGTTGCTCTACATAGATCTCCACCAAAAGAACCTTCACCATCAAAATTCAGTAAATTTGCACCACTATTTTTTGTTCCTGGTCTTTGAATTTGAATATGATACGAATCAATATCTCTTCTTGAAGAAATTGATTGATCTGTTGGTAAATTGTGTGAATTGTTAATTCTTGTTAGAGAAATACCATTAAGTTCATATTTTCTAATAATATCATCGACTGCGTGATTTCTAACTGTTGATTCATTTTCACCACGAGCATTAATGGTTATAGAACCAACATTAACCTGACTGTATGAAATAATCTCATCATTTACAAGAACATATCCTAGATTTGTTCCACTAACTGCAGTTCCTTCAAAATTAACAAAGTTTGAAGTATTTGCAACGGAAATAGTTGTATTTGTTGAAATAATTGCTGCATCTAAAGTGGTGGTCGTTGTATTTGGAGAAACACCGCTTATATTTACAATATTATTATTAGATTGCATTCCATGATTATAATGTGTAACATGGATTACATTTCCAGAGAAGATATCATCAGGAACTGTTGGGGTTCCTCTAACTTCAGTTCCTGCCATAGCAACTAGAGTACTTCCACTATAGTATGAAAGATCTTGACTTGTTCCAAAAGTTTCACCTTTAACATTAGTCAAATAAAGTGTATCAATATTTGGAACTGCCGTAATTTCAATCTCTGCACGTTCACCTACTCCTCCAGCAGATGCTGTAGTAACTCCAACCAAATCACCTACTCTATATCCATTTCCTGTTGCCGCTAAAGCAACATTAGAAACACCATTATTTGTGACGGTAATATTTGCTGTTGCACCAGATCCATTACCATTTATTGTATATAGTGGAACGTTATTATAAGTTCCATTTGAATAACCTATACCAGTAGTGTTAATACCAATAGTGTTAATATTTCCACCAACAGATTCGATGAATCCAGTGTTAGAACCCTCGGCAACTTGAACACCTATGGTTAGGATATCGTCCAATGCATATGAAGTTGACATACCAACCGTTAACTTTCTGGGTAAGGTTTTGATTGGATTATTAGTCAAAGTTTCAAGGTTTGCATCTATTGATGCAAATGTACTACCAATAGAAATTGATGGATTATTAAAATATGCAATACCAACTGTTGAAACAAATTCTGCCTTATATAAACGGAATTTTAAATCTTCGGAAATAGTTGGTGCCCAAACTGATCCATTTTGTGGCTTAAATAAGTTTCCACCAGTATATTGATTTGAATATACAACCTGATCAGCATTTGGATAATTTTGAGTTTCAATGGTTGGTTGATTAGTTTCACCAACCCAAACTTCATAATCTTCAGATGTTGGACAAGATAAAGTTAATGAGTACTGTTTATTTGGTTGTAGATAAAGTGGGGATGGTAAAGTAATTTCTGTTGCAGTAGATCCATCTGTAGAAGTGGTTATGTCGCTTGGAAGTATGGAAACACGCGCAAAGTCTTGTACTAATTTATCTTTTGGTGTTCCGCCAATGTCAGTTTCTCTGATTTCTAAAAATACCTTTTCAGTAGAATCTTTTGATCTAAAGTATAAATCAACTTTTGTTAAAAATCCTCCAGTATTATCGGATCTAAATGTTTGTGATAATGGATCTCTTCTGAGAGCATTTAATGGTAATGCCGCTGGTGATTTTCTAACAACAATACTTTCACGATAAACATCCGAATTCATTACTCCATTAGCACCAAAAGTTGCTTGTGTAAATTTAACATCAGAAGCGTTAGAATTAGTGCTACTAGTTGATAATCTAAATGTAGTTTCTCTAGTTCTGAAAGATACTGATGGTGCTGGATTTGAAAGTGGATTTCTTATAAACATACATCCAATTAAATCACCAACAATATCAGTTGTAAGAGACTGGGATGAAACTGTTGCTTGACCAGAACTGGTTTCCCCAACAAGAGTCATGCCTTCAGAAACATATCCATAAAATCTACCAATTGAACTATCTGCTAAAGAATGAATATCAATATTAATTAATGGCGAAGATGATGAATATACCGTTGCAATATCTAATGTTGGTGCGTATGGATTTTTTGTAAATACCTCAGATGGATTTAAATAACCACCATACTTATGATTTGCATTTGCCAATCTAAATGCAGCAACCTTTGTACCATCCTCATACGCATACACAGTCTCTCCTGCTTGGAAAGATCCACTTGTCATAGTAACTTGAAGAAGTTTTGGAATTGTGTCAATATTAGAACTTCCACCAAAGAAAGAGAAGTGATTTGTTGATGGTTGTAGTGCAGATGCTTCAAATCCAATATTTCTAGATCTGAATCTCCTATTGAAATTAGAACTGGTTATAAGATTTGAAATATAAGTATTATTCCAATTACTTTGAGATCTTGTAATAACACCAGCAGATGGGTTTAATGTTTTTGCCCATGTGTCTGCCGATGGAATTAGTTTTACATTTCCATTATAGTTTTCAACACCAAATGGATTAATCTCTTGCGATTTAGTTGCAAAAGTTTGTTGTATATCACTCCACAATACCGAAGAATAATTTAAAGTTACTAAATCTCCAGTCTTTCTAACATTTGGATCTAGTAATGTGAAATTAGAAGAGAAATCTAAAGAATCAATATTCTCAGTTGCGGCAGGAACAATTTGTGATTTTAATGAGTTGAAAGTTAAATCTGATCTTAATTCTGATTTTTTAGTATCAACTGTTGAATTTGCATCAGAACTATCAACATTAATAAAATTGGTGTTATTAAAACTATCAACAAAGAATCCAGACTTAAATCTACTCAAACCATCAGCATCTTGAATTTGCAATGATTTTGTATCAAGTTCCAATAAAGTAAGTGATGTTAGTTCTTCAACATTTTCCAATCTTTGCTCGATATCTCTAATATCTTGCATTGTATATCTTCTATTATTGACCAGAGATACTTTTGCATCATCTGGATTATAGAGATATGCTGGGAGTTCTATGGTTGCCAAGTCCATTGAATCATCTATTGAAGATGGTTCAATTGGATTTGTTGAAGAAACACCTTTAATTAAATTAATTTGACCATTTTTGGTTATAACAACCTTATCAATTCTTGGTAGATAGTATGAATATCCAAGAATTGATGTTTCATTTGGAGAAACAACTAGAGTTGGGCTAGATGTGTTAGAACCAAAATCTCTTCCACTAAAACGGAATGGAGATGATGTTGTTGATGTAAATTCTGCAACTCTTGGTCTAAAGTCCAAAGTATCCGTTGATCTTACATTAGGACCAATCAGTGGAATATCTGATGTGTATCTTTCATCATCATAACTATTAACACTGAATACATCTCCAACATCACTTGCAGGAACTTTATAACAATTATAAATGATTGTTAATCTCTTTGATGGAATTAATGCATCTCTTTTCCTTACGATTCTAGAATAATCATAATATTGTTCTTTCTGCCCTTTATCTAAGGTATAATCTTGAGTTTTATTAATATAATTACCTTTTACTATAGAGTTGATAGCAGATCTAATATTTGACTCTTCAAATAGTACAGTTTCTGATGGTGAGAAACGATTGGAGTTTAAATAAACAAACTCTACTTCTGTAGAAGAAGTTTTTGTTACTAGTTGTGCAACTGCGCCACTTCCCTGACCAATAATTTTTTCACCAAGAATTGCTGACGTATTTAAATTCAAACCTGCAGAGAACGTTAATTTATCGAGAATTACACTACCATTATCTAAAGATTCATAAACTGCGATTACATTAGCAACATCAGGCACGTTAAGTGAAATTTCGTGATCTTCAACACGCAATCCATAATTATTATTTTGAGTTAATCCAGAAACTGAAGTAGTAACACCAGAAACGGTTAAAGAAATTTCTTTCTTCTCACTTCTAATATAATTTTTTTGTTTGTTTGTAATAGAGTTTTTCTTAGCTGAAGCATTTATGAATACGTTATTTTGATTTGGTATTAATCCACTAAACGTAACATCTAAGGAATTGCCACCAACTACAACTTGATCTGCGGTTAAATTTGCAGCAGTTCCATCAGAGTAGAAAATAGCATATCTATCGAATGCATATGGTTCAAAGAAAGAACTAGTAATTCCAATATCTGTTCTATCAATACTAACTACACCGTTATTATCTGTTGATTTTCCACTTACTTGTCTATCAACAACTAAATTTGAACCGCTGAAAGATACATTAGAAATATTCTCAGAATTTAATTTTGCATACAAGTGTGCTCTATCACCACCACTAATAGATGGTGATGCCAATTTAAAAGTATAATTACCAGATGTTAAGGAACCATGAGCAACACCATCTACAGATTGTGTAGACGCAACAGTAGCACTTGTTCCTGTTGTAGTTATTCCAACAACTCTTAGGTAATTCGGATAATCATTACCAGCAACATTATAAGAAAGAATATCTCCACCTTTAATTTTTCCTGCCAAATTTCTACCAGTAACAGTAGCAATTCCTGCTGTAGCATCAATTGTAATTATATCTGCTGAACTAAATCCAGGGACTATACTTTCATTTAAAATAGTGTCTGCTGCAAATGCTGTAGATAAACCAGCACTACCTGCAGCAGTCTCAGTAGATCCACCATTTACGTTTTGATATACTGATTTAATATCATTCACACCATAGGTTCTTGTTGTACTTATAGTGCGCGTGACAGATCCGCCATTAATAACAACTTGTTCTCCTGCTTGGAAAACACCACTAGTATCAGTTAAAAACTGTATGGTGCCATTCGAATCTCTTTCATCCGTGGTATATCCAGTAGCACCACTGCTCAATCCTCTAATATGAGAACCAACAGGACATTCAGTTAATGAAGTGTTTGATCCAAAAGTAATTCTAGTATAAGTTTGAATATCATAGAGATATAAATCCCACTTATTTGCATTACCAAATGTATCTGCAGGATCATTTAACGCAAAAGAGTAAATTCTAGCATCACCAATTCTTTGACCATTTGGTGCAATATCACTATCTAATCTTCTGCGATATAAACCAACACTAAAATTATTACCTAACCCAAGTACAGGAGTTCCGTGAACATTGTTGACAAGAACTTTATTGCCCATTTCAAATGGAATGGAAGCACTTGGAATAGTTCTAGTTGCCCTTGGTTTATCTACATCAAGAATTGTTGTGGATGTTTTTTCAACATCAAATCCACCAACATAAGCTTTTCCAGGTGAAACTTTAACTGCAAGTAGATTTTCACTTGGTACATTACCTTGTTCTGTTATTTGATTTGAGAAAAATACTCCGTCAGATCCCAATCTATCATTTAATGAATTCTCTACATCAACTTCAAAAGAATCTACTGCATAATTTCCAGATTCTTCAAAAGTTCTCTTAGCAATATACTCTTTAATTTCAGAATAAGTATTTGTGTCTTGAATTTTTTTAACTACACCACCAGAAACTCTTAAAATTTCAATAAAATCTTTATCTTCCGTATCAGTTATTCTCTTCTTAGAAAGTTTTGTTGAAATTTTTAATCTATCGGCACCAGGTGCCGCATAATTTGAAAATCCTCTCGCATTGTCATATAAAGAATTATCATCTTGTGCATCAACAATAGTTTCAGATACAGACAGACCAACTCTATACGATGGTGTATTAGAATATTGATCTAGGACAATAGTGTCGGCAGCAACATCTACAAAATGTCCTCTAATATAATAGACACCTCTTGAAATCGAAACAGCAGATGAAGTAAAGGTTGCTTCAGAATTAAGTAAGGTTGCAAAAGTATCTCCAGATGGAATTGTTGTATTTCCATAAGTGACATTATCTAATGCAATTAAAGTTTCAGCATCCGTAAACTGGGATACTGAAAAATTAGCGTCTGCGGTAATATATTTTACGTATAGAGTATAATCACCAGTTTCAGATTCTGTATTCTTAAGAACTTTCTGAACTACGGCAGTAATTTGTGATGTTTGTCCTTTTATCTTTTTGCCAACTAGTTGATCTAGATATATTCCAACACTAAGTCCAACATGTGTTGGATTAATTTTAACTGCATAATATGTTGGATTATATGTAATATTTCCTGGAATTACAATTGATCCATCTTTGAAAATATGATTTCCAAAAGATTTTACTTGATTTTGTAATATAGATTGTAGAGAAGTTAATTCTCTAGACTGAACTGGAAATCCTGGTTTGAAAAGGACCCTATAAAAATTATCATTAGGATCAAAATCGTCATAATATGGTGAAACATTTAAGTTTGTTTTTTGTGACATTTTTAGAATTCCAGTATAATTTTAATATCTTCTTTTTGTCTTTGGTTTCTAGAGACACGGGGGCGATTGTCAATGTAAATAATCTCCCCTGATCCTTTATTTATCTCACCAAGAGAAATGCCATTCGTAAACTGAGTTGCTAAATTGACATTCTTGGAAGAAGTAATCGCCGTTGTAATTCCAGTGAAGTTTTGGTCTATTGCACCACTAAAGTTATTACTTGAAGTAATAGTTCCACCATCATTTGTAAATGAAACTTTAGTTGCTTCTGAAACTACTTCTTTAGAATCTTTTTGATCGTAAGAACCATCATTAAAATACAAAGATCTATCTTGGAAGTATTTTAAAACTCTTGTTTCGGTATCATATGAAGCAAGATAACCAGTTGCTGTTCCAACACCAGTAATCGTTTGGAATAGTTGATTTCCTGGAGTTGCATCTTCAGGATTGGAAACAGAGGTTAGTTTAAATCCACCAAGATTTGAGAATTGACTTTCTTGGAATACTGAAGAAGCAGATCCAACTCTAGTTGGATTTTTAATAACTCCGATTTGAGAGAATCTAGTATCGAGAGGAAAATCTTTTGTGGAATCATCAAATCTAGCGTAAACTAAAACTCTATCTGTACCTAATTCTTGATAAACATCAAAACCATGACCTCTAGATGGAGGAATAATTGGTATTAAATGTGCAAAAGAAGTAGCACCAGAGTTTATAGTTGAAAGATCAACTCTTCCGTAAGAATAACCTTTACCCCCAGCAGAAACAGTTGCTGAAGTAATTTTTCCACCAACAACATTTACAACAACCTTGCCACCTTCACCATCACCCAGAATATCTAACTCTGCATCAGTTGTGTTATATCCGGATCCTTGTTTTTCTACATATATTTTTTTAATTTGATTCTCGTTAATTGTTGAATCACCATTATCTCTTACTGATACGATTTGCGAGTTTGTTGTACTCTCCCAGTCATTTGGAACCGGAATATATTCAATTGAGTCAAATTTAATAATGTCAGATGGAGAAACCGTAAACAAATATTTCCAGATATATCCATCTCCACTTTCACCTGCTCTTGATGGTTCTAAATCAACGAATGTTGGTTCATCTTGAGAAAAGTTTCCGGTTGTATTTGCTTCAGAAGATCCATTGTCAATACAAACGTAAACTCTAAAATCACTATTCATTACATAGTAATTTGCATCATAGAGTCTTGTTGAGTTCGTTTGTGGTGATGGATTAGATAAACTGTAATCATGGCGATACATTTCATAAACAGTTCCCTGCTTCCAATCAACACGTCTAACTAAACGTCTAATATCATTTTTGGTAATTCTCTTACCAAAAATCATAGTGTCTTTGACGTGACTCAAATAATTTAAATTATCTACGGGTGTTGGAACATTACTATCCCAAGTAGTAGATCTACCAAAACCGACAGCACTCGGATTTGGTAAACTCAAGAATACGTAAAAAGAATTATCGGGATTACTAACAGAATCCACGAAGTTCTTTGCATTCAAAATTCTAAATTGATCTGTGACAATCGCAGCCATATTATCAGCTTTTTTCTATATTTATAAGTTAATTACAATTCTTTTCTAAGAGATCCATTATCACGTAATCCAAAGTCTCTTCGCTGTAACGTTGGGTATGTTGTTAATCCAGAATTAACAGTAAATCCAGAAACTCCAATACTTACCGCATTAGTTCCTCTAGTAAATCCAGCCAATCTACCCCATGAGAAGAATCCACAAGGGTTACTTCTAGATCCAGATGTAGTTCCTATAGCAACATGATTAGTTGATGATAAGATATTCGTAGTAATAATTCCAGTTAGATTTTGGCGCGTAAATGCGTGAACATAGTAAATGTTATCTGCAAAAGTAGTTCCAATTCCAACAACAGCACTATCACCATTATCAATTGATGTAACTCCATTTCCAACAGTGGTTCTAGAAACCATAATTGGGAAACCAACTTCAAGCGTATCAATATCTGTTCCTTGATCAAATTCTAAATCTAAACGTAATGCTAAAGAATTGCCATCAATACCAACACTCGTTGTAATACCAGTTACAATTCCAGAATATCCAGAAACAAACTGTATTCCAGTAATTAATTCATCAGTAACATCAGGAAGTCTTGTTAGTGTTGCTGGTGCAGCAGTTGCTGTATAACCAGATCCAGCATTTGATATTGTAATTGATGCAATAGTTCCTGCAGCAGAAACCACAGTATTTGCTACCGCTTTTTGTTGATCTTGATATAAACCAAAATCAAAGGTCCTTGTTAGTTGAATTGAATTACCTACAGATTTATTAAGTTCAATCTCACCACCATTCAATGTAGTTATTCCAATTACATTGAATGTTTCATCAATTATCAAATTAGATCCTTGATAAACCTTGTCCAAGAAATGACCAATAGAAATTGATGAAGTATCAATTCCACTAATTGCTGTAGATCCAATTCCTATTGTTCCAACTTTATCTGCAACTTGTGTTTTAAATACTGTTCCAATTCCACCAATTGGTGATGCTATGTTAATAGCAACAGTTGATCCTGCCGTATAACCACTACCACCATCAATTACATCAATAGATGTGATTGTACCACCAGTAGATACAACTGCTGTTACGGAAGCACCTACAGGTGATGGTTTACCACTTACTAAGAGACCTGATACACTTCCAATATCAATTGTAGATTCATTTTCTTCATAATTAAAGAATTGTGCATCATCTAAGAATATTTGAGTATCACTAGAACCAAAATCTTTTATGACTTTAGCAGTTGGGAATACCATTCCCTCAATTGAATCTCTAGATTTAGTTTGTTCTATACTTCCGATTAATAAATCACGTTTTTGTTTAGACCAAGATAATGGTTTGTGATCGGTCTCATTTATACCATCACCAAGATAAATTCCAGTTTCAATTGTATCTGCAGAAGTAATATCAGCAACAATTCTACTATCTTGAGTTACTGTATTCGTTAGAGCATCGTTTTTATAAACTCTAACTTCATCACCTGGCTTAATAGTTTCATTAATATTAACCTCAACACTATCAGAGTTACGAGTTCCTCTATAGAAGAACACATCAACCTTGTCTGATGCTTTTGGTGCTTCAGTAAAGGAGAATGTTGTTCCACCTTCAAATGTATATGATACACCAGGTTCTTGCATAACACCATTAACATAGATTAGTAACACTGAATCAAAGTCGATTAAAGATGATGTTACATCTGCATTATTCTTTTCAAAACTAAGTAATTGACTATTTCTGAATAGTGGGAATCTAGTTCTTATGCCATCTTGTCTAGATGCATTACTATCAATATAATCAAATTCACCCAATTGCCAAGATCCAAATGAATCATTAAACACTTCTTCAACGGTGAAGAACAACTCTTCAATTGGTTGTGATAAACCAGCGGCAGTAACAAGACCAACAGGTTTGAACACATCACCTTTTCTATATGCATAACCAGAATTTGTAATTTCATATCTTGCAACTTCAAAGTATGATGTTCCAATTCCAACAGATGATGGACCCATTTCAAGAGTCATTGATAAACCAATACCAGTTGCTGTCGTAGCACCAAGTCCTAATCTAGAAACGCCAATTACAGGTAAATTTTCATATACGGGACTGTCAACCGATACCATAGGATTAACATATCCACTACCACCACTAACAATGTTAAATGCTAATGTTCCACCAGCACCTACAGTTGCTGTAATATTTGCTCCAGTTCCTGCACCACCACCAGGACCAATATTGACTGTAATTGTATCTGTAGTAACTGCAGTAATTGCGGTATGAATACCAACAACAGGATCAGATGATCTTGGATATGGATGATCAGTTTTATAATTATCCTTAGAGCACTTAAATATAAGCGACTCTTTGGCAATCTGAACTTCATCATTAACTGTCAATCCATGATTTGGAATTGTCAATACAAGAACACCAGAATGTGATGTATATTTGGCATTTGTTGGTGTTTTGGCATTACCAGCAACAATAGAATTAGCAACGGCACTAACAAATGTGTGTGCATATTGATCGTTAGGACCAGATGCACCAACATTAACGGTAATTGTATTTGAAGTTGTTGCAGTAATATCTAAAGTAGCACCAAATGCTGGATCTGTTGTGCGTGGATATGAATGATTAGATCCATTACTATCTTTTGTGCATGTAAATGTTAACGAATTTCCAGCAATAGTAATTACATTATCAGTTGTTAATGTATGATTACCTATAGTAAGCACTAAAGTACCGTTGGATGGGGTATAAACTGCATTAGTTGCTGTAAATACACCAGCAGTATCATCAGCAATTGAGTCTGTTTGAGATTCAACGAATCTGTGTGCGTATGCAAGATCAGTGATTGCAACACCAACAGATCCACGATATCCAGAACCAAAGGTTAATTGTGGGAAGTATTGACGGACAGTTCCACCAGATTCATATGTATGCGGAATTGTGCTTGTTCCAACATTAACTTCAAAGGTCTTAATCGAGGTGATACCAGTAACTGGATATTCAAATCCTTGAGTTCCATCTGGGAAAATTGTTGTAGTTACACCAGCATGTGGTGCAGCACAAGAGAACTCTAAATCATTTAAATATACAAATTCACCAGATCCACAGAGATTATGTGGTGTAGATGTTGTAATTTCAAGAATACCTGTCGTTTCATTATAACGAGAAGTGCTGATATTAATTTGAGAAGAACTGAATGTAGAAACACCAAGTAAACCAGAAATTGATTTTCCAGCACCGATGGTTGGTTTTACTTTAGCACCAACAGGTAATGCATATCCGAGTCCACCAGTAGCTGCAACAGAGATTACAACACCACCTCTTGGAATTTGATTCTGGTTAACATCTTCTTCAGAGATGATAATATCGCTAGATCCTGATCTGGTGATTCCAGTGAATGTAACACTGGAAATACCAGTATTTTCATCTGCAGAGAATGAATAGTTATTACCAGTGTTATTGGCAGTATCTGGAGTTTGGAAAATATCGTTAATGAATACTAAATTACTTCCCGCTTCTAATCCTAAAGTATTTTCACCCTCGTTATATACACTAAAAGTTCTTCCAATTCCGTTAAAACTCAGGGAAATATCATCATAAACTTTGTTTCCAGTGTAATCTCTTCTTAAGTAAACTCTACCATTAAAGGTTGATTTTGGAAGAGATAGCGCACTTGCATCAACTCTATCATTGTTTCCCTTACCATCAGGTGCCTGAGTGAAGTGGATTTTATTACCAACAATATTAAATGCACCTTTATAAATTCTTGCTTCGGATCCATCTTGATGATCTGTTGCAGCAGTTCCAACAAATCCTCTAGATACATTAATTACAGGGAAAGTTCCTACTCCAGTAATTGGTCCAGTATTTGTCGTTCCTAAACCTACATTTTGAATTTCTAAGAACTCTTCATCTATTTTGAGAATATCTCTTGGTCTGATTGAAGAAATACCAGAAAGTGATAAGAAAGAAACAGCGGCACCAATAGTTGTTCCTCCGTTATTTTCCAAATCAAACGATAATGGAGTATATGCCAATGGATATTGTGTTACACCATCAATTGTAATTAATGATTTGGAAAGTTTTTTCTTCATCTCCAACTTATGGAGGTTACCAGATCCAATATCTGTAAATGTAAATCCAATTCCACTACCACCAGCAGTTCCAGTTAATTTGAAAGTATCTTTTGTTAATCTAATTGCATACACTCTTTCGGGCATGATATCAGTTGTAATACCAGTAGTAAAGACCTCTCTAGTTGTTGAAGCGGTCGATACATTAGATAGAGTTACTGACCAATTAGAGTTATCAGCGAAATATGTTCTATCATCACCACCATCTATAACTTGATCTGCTGTTATAGAATTAATTCCAATAGCAAAGATAGTACCTAATGATGTATTATCACCAGAGAATATTCCAGCACCAACTGTAAGTATTGAGGTATTGGCGATTCCAGTAATTACTGATGAACCTGCTCCAACAACATCTCCACTAAAGTAACTATTAAATGTTTGAATTCCTGTTATTGTCGTATTTGTTGGGACACCATCACCAAAAACTAAACTTCCAATACTCAAACCTGTTGATGCACCAATACCAGTAATTGTTGAGAAACCAACTTCAACAATGTCGCCAGTTACAATAGTTCCACTTGTAATTGTAGTTCCGATTCCAACTGCTGATGCTGCAACTCCAATTAATGTTGATGTTGGGGTGTAGATTAACTCTTCACCTGTTTCAAAGAAATGGTCATTAATTGTGAATACACCTGTAGACCTGTTTAATGTATTTGTACTTGCTGGGTTGAAAGTCTTTTCAAAAATAGGAATTCTCTTATAATTCAGATCAAAATCAGTCTTATCTCTACCAAATACATTAATCGATCCATAGAAGGCATTTGTTATGCCTTCATCTAATGTACCAATATTAAAGTCACTTGGAATGTTAAATTCATCAACATCTGCGTAAATATGTTGATTATAAGACTGTATTGTTATACTATCAGATGCAAATTCAGCATCTGGGTGGAATTTAACAATAACATTCGTACCATCCATTTCAGATGAGAATGTTCCTATTCCATTATTTGTTCCAACATTTACAAATGGGGATTGTTGAATGTTGCTTCTAGTCTGATCAGCAACTACCATCAAATTATGAACTGAAACAGTTTCACCTACACCAACTTTGATAATTGATTTTTGGCTAAACTGAACAACGCTATCAAATTCAAATACTGTTGATATTCCACTAGTAATTTTAAATTGTGAATCAAACTTAGCAGTTCTTTCCGTACCTGGAATTTGACCAGCTACAAGATAACGATATGTTCCTATTCCAGCAGCAGTAGTTCCAATACCTACAGTTTTAGTTTTTACAACAAGATTGCTATTTACATCATTTTCAAAGGTTAATCTTATAACACCACCAGAAACATTTAATCCAAAAGTACCAATGTTTTGACCAGAGAATGATTGTAAATTTGCAGTATCGTAGTAGTATTCTGATATATGAGTGTTTGAACCATCATAATGACCAACGACTTCAAAATAGTTCATTTCATTTGTGTCGGTATTTAATACCTGAGCAAATGTATATGTGGTATCAAATTGATTAGATAATGCTTCAAAAACATCTGTAGTAAATCCTACAAGTCCTCCACCATTTGCAGGTCCCAAAGCATTGGTTCTAGCATCAATTCTTACAAATCCTACATCAGTAAATCCAGAACCAACATTTGCTGGTGTAAATGATTCTCTATAAACTTTTAAATTATAACTGAAGTCATTTGGATTAACTGGATCAAATCTTAAAGTTGGATCACCACTTGCTGCAAAATCTGCATTAAAATCACCAAGTTTTTCATCGGTAAATAAATCTACTTTATTAAGTGTATATGTGTTGTTGTAGTCATTTAAAACAACAACTTCACTAACTTGAGTACTTTGTTTTAGTTCATCTGTTACTTGAATTAAGAATTTTGAATAGAAATCTGTAATTGGATATTCTATTGTTTCAATGAATGGATCTCTATTAGATTCTGCACTTGAGAATCTATTACTAATATCATCTATTTGAAGAACACGATTGGTTCTACATTCAATAAAATCAGCAAGTCTCTTATTCTTAAATATTAGGAATCTAGAGCTGTTATTAGTTGCTTCATAATCTTGAACCAAATCAAAAGCATTAATTGTATCAACTCTTCTTTCAGCAATAAAATCTAAAGTAGGTGATATAAAAGAGTCAGAAATTCCAATTCCAATATTTGCAACGGATTCAATTTGCATATCAGCAAAGTTCTTCATTCCAGTTGGATGAACATGTCTGCTAACGTTTTCCTGAATTGTATTAAATTCTTTGGTACTCTTTAGAGTATATGATAAATTCTGGAAGTAATCATTATTTGGTAGTACTTGTAAACTATCATTTAATTTACCAATATCATCTTTCCAACCATATCTCTTTTTACTGGAATAATCTACTGAGAATCTTCCACTGTAAGAAGTTATAGATTCTACAGTTCCTTTTATTCCAGATATAACACCTTCAATAACATCATTGATTTTAATATCATAATCACCATCAACTTTTACTAAATTTTTCTCAACAACAGTTGTTGTTAAATCAACTTCACTATTTTTTACTGCCAGTTTTTCTCCTAAGAAGAAACGTCCAGATGATGTGTTTAATTTAAATGATGGTAAATTGTCTTTTTTAACTACTGCAGTAAATCCTGTTTGAATTATTTTACGAACTCCAGCATCATCCGTAAATTCACCAATATCATAGCTTAATACTGCTGGATTTGAATTAGTAAACTCAGTAACTGTAAAATAATTATATCCATTATCTGCAGAATTAAATCCACTACCAGAAGAAGTTACGTTACCAAGACTGTCTGTTTGAGATTCTTTTTGTAAACCCTCAACAAAAATCTTATCTCCCACAGCAAATGGTGGAGTTGAGAACCCATCAATTGGTGGTGTACTCAATTCTAAAGTTACGACACCATTAGAATAACCTGTAATTCTTTCTACTTGTATACCATTACTATTATTAACAGCAAAAATATTATGCTGCACAGATTGCAGTCCTTTTGGTTGTGAAACAACTTCAACAGATACAATTGTATTCCCTACAAATTCTGCATTTAAACTATAGGTAGATGGATCAACAATCTCTCTATTATACATATTCACCACAACTAACTGTGGTGGAGAAAGATAAAATCTACCTCCATCCAAAATAGTAACAGAATCAATTTGATCGGTTCCTGTTAATGTTAATAATTTTGAAATATTTGCTTCTGGTCTAAGAGTTTTATCTGATGCATATTCAAATCCTTCATTCACGATTCTAAAATTGTTTATCTTACCAATCGATGTTGTTGTAGGTCTGATAATTGCATTAGAACCAACATTTGTAGATGTTCCAGTCGAGAAACCTGCAATGAATGGTAATCTAGAATAATTGAATCCAGGAGAAACAATATCAATCTTAGAGATAGGACCAGAAGCTGATAAAGAATTTGTTGTATATTCTAATACATCAGTTTGTGATTTAGTATAATCAAGTCTCTCTGGTACAGAATTTGGTGAAATGTGGAATGTAGTTGCTCCTATGCCAAATATCTTATATGATCCATTATAGTCACTATCAACATAAACAATTTCTGAATGATTAACTACATCTGTATCAGGATCAATTGTTACACCATTTTTTTGGAATGAGTAGTATAATTTTGTTGGAAGATCATCATTATATGTAATCTTATATGATGTTGAAATACCCGAAGTTAGAATTGTTTCTACAACAGAGAATGTTGACGTTGTTCCCGTAGATACGAATTCGTTATTTAGACCTTTGTCATAGAAAAACTTAAACTGATATTCATCTAAAGAAGTATCCGATACATTAAAAACAATATCATTATTTTTTGATACTTTGATTTGTGGATTAAGTAAACTAATTTCTTGAGATGCTCCACCAGTGCTGGCAATACTTACTACTATTGGTGGATCTGATACTGTATCATTATATGTTTGGGATAATTTAAAGTTATTATCATCTATACGTAAAACAAAGTAACCAGCAGTTGTTAATCCAGATGCGTTATCATCAGTAGAACTATAGAATATTTTTTCACCAGTTTTTAATCCATGAGAATTAATTTGAATAGAATCATTAGAAATATTGACTTGAGATGATGAAAATCCAACAGGATTTATTAAAATTTTATTATATGAAGAATCATATCTAATTGATATTGGATCATCTGTTCCCATACCAACAGAGATATTTGGTTTTACTGTGAGATCTACAATATCACCACTCGATAATCCATGAACTGTTGATATTGAAACCTTTGTTTTTATTTTTTGAACATCTGCAGTTATTTCATTAAACTGAGTTTCAAAATAATATTCGAAACTATTATGAGTATTTGCATCTGTTGAAACAAGAAATAAACCATTAGTTGATGTTGTTAATCCAACTTCTGTTGTCAGTCCAATAAAATCTTTTCCCTTGTTAATAACATAAAATGTTTGATTTGTTCCATTTTCAGGTATATTAAAACCAGTATCATTTGCATTTGTTCTAACTGGTAGTGCATTAAATCCACCAGGAATTCTCAATTCAATAGCTTGATTATTTTTAAATGGGTGATTTGGTACAAATATAGACTGTGATGGAACTGATATTGTTTTTGGTTCTATTCCCAAATGATAGTTAAGAGGAACTTCCACTCCAGTTTGAATTCCAACTCCAAAAGATTCGAAAGGATTGAAATAAACTTTTGTATTTTTCTTAGAATCAAGAGAATCGGTTTTTACAGGAATTGTAAATGAATCATTTTTAAATTCAACAATATCTGAGAAAGTGTGTGATAAACCAACTAGTCCTCTTCTTACTCTCAAAATATTGTTTTCATTGAAAACATTGAGAACACGTAATGTCTCTGTTCCAATTCCAATTGATGATCCAGAACTTACGATGGATGGAATTTCTGTGACGTAAATATCTGTTGTTACTCCAGTATTCTGGATAACAGTATCACTCAAACGAGAAAATACTGATGTGATTCCAATTGAATGTGCTCCGGTTAAATTATTAACATGAGTGGAGAGACCTGAAATTTGAATTGTATCACCATCAAATAATTGATGTATTGATGAAGTATGTACACGAAGATTTTCCGAATCTTCTCTAACTACAATAGAACTGTCATATTCCAAATATTCAGTAACTATTGAATTAATTTCTTTACCTTTAATTCTTGATACTTCAGATTCTGCACCGCCACCTTCGGTATTGTCATTGTTATAAATTAATGAGTTTCCAACCTTATAATCTTCCCCAGGATTTACGATTACAAAACCATCAATAGAACCTTTAGATACAGATTCAATTTTGGTTATTTGATTAATTGGTGAATTTGATTCAAATAAGAAATCACTACCAGAATATTTTTTCGCTGTTCTGTATGGAAAAGTATTTCTTACCAGTGATGATTTATTAAAATCAAAATTTTGATCTAAGGTTAAAGTTGCAACTTTAGATCTGTAAGTATCACCAATAAAATATGGGAATTCTGGATCTAATTTACCAGTAGATGCGTTAGTAGAAACACCAACAAAATATGCGTATACGCCATTAGGAAATTCTGGTGTTTTGGTGTATCTTCCATTATGAATATCTAAATCGCCACTATCATCAAACTTATAATCTTCAACAAAATATCCAAGATTAAACGTATCTAATGAAGGTCTATTTTTAATGTTATTTTCTGACTTGGTATATCCTACCTGCAAACGTCTAGTTGCTGAACTACTATCATCTGGATTAGAAAATCCATAAGGACCATAAATTGGATTACCATCATTTGCCCATCCAATTACTTTTGAGTGATCTTCTTCACTTGTAGCATCAACAAAAGATACTCCATCTCTATCAGTAGAATAACCAACAACACCATATGAAAGATCATCATCATAAGATACTAATAATTCATCGGAGAATCTTTCTAAATTATTAACATTTAAATATCTTACGTTAGATTCTAATACAACATTTCTTCCAGGTGGTTTTGCTTTAACTGAAGTGTTTATTTCTGAGTATCCAGTTCCAGAATTAATGATAATAACATTTACAAGACGTCCATTAGAAACAACTGCTCTAAGTCTTGCACCAACACCATCACCAACAACTTCTAAATCTGGTGCCGCATCATAAAATTTACCACCATTTTGAACTTCAACTGCTATTACTTTACCTCTCTTTATAATTGGTTTTAATTGAGCACCTAATCCAGTTTTAACTGTAGTTGTTGGATTTCTATGGAAATTCAATATATTTGATCCATAATCAGTTCCCTCATCATAAACATAAACATCTACAATTTCACCTCTTACTAACGGAGTTGCTACAATTGTGCTTGCAGCACCACTACTACCTGGAGCATATTCGGCATTAACATTTACTACAATTGGTGGATATGAAAATATTTGATATCCTTCTCCAGAAGTAGATCCAAAACTTACATAATTTTTTCTATCAAAATCTGTTCTAGCCCCACCAACTGCTTCTGCTACTTGGAACTCAGAATCATTTAATTTTAGAATTCTATATTGTGTAGAACTAGAAAGACCAGAAACTGCAGAAGTTTGGAATGTATAATTGATTAAATCACCATCATTAAATCCATGATTATTAAACTTAACAACATTTGTAATAGTTGAAATTCCTGTAGGTTCAACTCTTAATTTTCTATTCTCATATCCCGAACCAGGATTAAGTACTTTAATTTCAGAAACAACATTTTGTTGATCATAGGTTCTAAACTTATGAATACCACCAGTATTAACAGTAGTAAAACCAACGGTGTTAATACCTGCATTAAAATCATCGAGACTTCTATAGAGATATACTGAACGTGTATTAATGATTTGTGGGTAATAGATACCACCATTAACTAAGTTTTCATTTTGGTCTAGATTAGAACCATCAAATGATCCAATACCAAGTGTTGGATTACCATTTGAACTGTAAACAATTTTTTGACCAGCAACAAGATTATGTCTTTCCTCAAAGGTTAATGTATCATTTGTAATATCGATACCACCAGTTGCTGCCACACCAACTCTAGATGCATTGAAATCGATTTCCCTAAATTGTTTTGAAACGACAGATTCCAAAACTGCACCCTGTCCGTTTCCACCTTCTAATGTTGTTGATAAAACTCTATTAATACTAAAGTTTTGTGGGTCAACTATAATTTCTTTAACAGACCCTCTAACAACTGTTTGTGCTTTGGCAGTAGTTCCTGTAGAAACACTAGGATTCGAAATTGCAACTTGAGGTGGATTTAGTACATCATAATCTGTTCCACCATTTAAAACTTTAATATTATCAAGAGGTCCATAGTAAACTCTATCATCTGATTTATAGTTTTGTATTTCAACACCATTGATCATTACACCAACAGTTCCTGGTTTTGTTGGAGTGTCTATTCCCGATTCAATGTTTGGTACTAATGGTATTTTTACTAAAGACGTTTTTGCCTTTAAATTTTTACCATAGTGTTCACTAAGAGTAAAAGAATGTGTAGTATTAACATTAAAAGATGTCTTATGGAATTCTACTCTTTGATCGGTTCCAATAAAAGATCTTGCATTAAATAGTCTAATTCTATTCGTTCTAACAGGGTTGGTATCTCTTATAACTTCAACATAATAAGTTCTACCAAAAACTAATCCAACAATAGGATCATCATTACCCGAATATATTACTTCATCTCCAGTAATGAAAGGAACATCATTAGCAAATGATAAAATAGAATATTTACCACTAGTAGCAACGAATCCTTGATAGACAGAGTCTAAATTTGTTGATGGGGTTATATCTACTGAAACTTCAGAAATTTCTTTAGTTATTGTATAATCTGGAAGAGAGTTTGATGCAACATACATACTCTCATCTTTTTCATTATATGTATTTTGAACATTTGATAAAATTTTATCAGACTCTAATTGAACTGCAGTAGAATTTGCATATTCAAATCTTTTTCTAATACTTAAATCTCTGTTTGAAGCGACGGTAAGACTTTGATTTAATTGAACTTCATTATCAACAATTGAAGTAACTTCTGCATTAGAAAGTACAATGTTCTCTGCATTTCTATCAAGAATATCAACAGTATCACCAAGTTTTAAACTTGACTTATCTGGAGTTTCAAATAATGTTACAGTGTTATTTGAAAAACTTTCAATTTCATATCTGGTTCTCGTATTGTAAATCCAAGTATTAAATGCAAACTGCTTATAATTTTCATTATTATTACGAATACTTTCACCCAGATTTTTTACTGAAACTAGGTCATTTTCGAATAGTAAGTTATAAGTATCTTTATTCTCAATATCTGACATAACGCCAGTAATTCTAAGAACCACTCTTTTTGTTGTATCACCATCTTCATACCCATAAATGGTATCTGTATTAGAATATACTAATGCTCCTGGATCAATGGCACTAGTTACACCACTACAACCAAAGAATTGATTAACACTCTTATTCTCATACTCAATATTAGTATTATCAATAGTCAGTGTTCCAGAGGAATCAAATCCAATAGTACTATCAACAGTAATTACTGAAGAACCAATGGAAACACTGTCAGAAACTAAACTATTGGGAGTGATATTAAAAGTTCCTTCAATTAAACTTTTTTCATTATATCCAGAAAATAATTGTAACTTATAAAATGTTTTTTTATTTCTGGTTAAAATTTCTACTTCAGAAACTGGACCAGTTGCAGTATCAGTAAAGTTACTGATCATTTGTCCAACCAATTTATTTGGATCACCCGAAATAACTTCGGTTACTAGAACTCTTCTTCTAATATATTCTGCAAATGATGGTTTTAG